TATCTATTAAACGAAAAGACACATTGGAATGATTCAGTTTTTGTAGCTTGTCCAGCGACAACAAACACGGTTGAGATTGCCTTGTCAAATTCTGCTGATGTCAAAGGAACTTTGGACGGTTGGGTCACAGGATCTTCAGGCCAATTGGGAAGACTACAAGCCAGCAGTACAAATATTTATCTGGAAGAATATCCACAAATTAAACTTGGGGCGTTTGTCAATTCGTCACAAATCAACCGAATCACAGGAGACGGGACCGGAACAACAGATTTGCAACTAACCACAAGCGGAGACTCCAGCTTTAGCGTCACTTCAATGACGTTGCCTGTTGTTCTGAATACGATTCGAGCCGGAAAAGTGTTGGAAACTTATAATCCAAACGTAGGGATGTCGATCAGCAGAGACTCGCTAGGAATCAAACAAGAACGTGATTCAGGTTTGGTTTACCGATTGGGCGAGATTCGCAGACGATTCACTGGTTCGGTTCAGGTCTTAGAAAGCGAGCGAGCAACCGCAACCAAGGTGTTTTCTGGCTTACGAATGCAACCTGTTGCTGCTGAGATTCTGGGCTATCAAACCAACACAGCAGTTTTTGGTAGCTTCTTTGAGCCTGCTTCCATTGCCTACAGTTACCAAGGAAGTCAGCTTTATGATTACAACTTTGAATTTGTTGAATTGATATGAGCCTTCTTAAAGTCAATGAGCTTCAGGTTTTTAATGGCTCGACGATTACACTGACAGCAACAACGGTTGCGACATCCAGTGTTTTTAATACGGGTGGACAACTTAACGTTACTGGTGCAATCACGGTCACAGATGCCAGCACCACCAGAACAAACCTTGGACTTGGCACAATCGCAACGCAAGCGGCTGATTCAGTGAATATTGACGGAGGTGCGATTGACGCTGTCACGATTGGGACAAATTCAGCCATTACTGATTTGCGAGTCGATAATTTACAAGTCGACGGCAATACGATCAGCAGCACAAATATAGACGGAAATATCACTCTGGACCCAAACGGCACGGGTAACGTTTCAATTGGAAATTTTTCCTTTGACGCAGATCAAACGGTTGGCGCTGGTCAGGACAATTATGTTTTAACCTATGATGACGCTACTGGACTAATCAGCCTGGAAGCTTCTGCTGGTGGAGGTGGTGGCTCTGGAAGTTCCTACATTGAACACAGCAGTACCGTTTCTGACTCACTAGCGATCAGTGCTGGAACAAACCGGATGTATGTGGGCAGGACAGACTTTTCATCTGGTGGAGTGACGATGGCTGGAACTTTGGTCGTTGCTGGCGGATATGCAAATTTTACTAGTGCTTCAGCATTAAATATTACCGGAACCCTAAACGTGATTTAAATATGGCAAACAGATTAGTGATTTACCCGATTGAGGATGGTGGCATTTCGGTACTCCATCCAGTCCTAAATTGTGGACTGACCGTTGAGCAAATTGCAGCCAAGGACGTACCGACTGGGGAACCTTTTAAATACATTACTACAGACCAATTACCAGTAGATGATGATGGCAATTATGACAGAACGTTTCGTTCAGCCTGGGAAGCAGATTTCAGTCAACCTGATGGCTATGGGGCATAATGATAACGGTAAACTTTAACAAAGCGAAAACGGTCACAAAAGAACGATTACGGCAGGAACGACTCCCAAAACTACAAGACTTGGATGTGCAGTATCAGAGAGCATTGGAGACAGGTGCAGACACAGCAGACATCGTAGCACAGAAACAGTTGCTTCGAGACTTGCCAGCACAGGTAGACGCTTGTACTACATTTTCTCAACTAAAAAATCTGAGGGCATAAGATGGCAGGCGAAATTCAACTAAATTCAACCAGTTTTGCCAGTGAGTCTGGTGGCACGATCACAATCAATAATGCGACACTCGCCAGTGCTGTTGATCTCTCAAATCACTATGCAAGCACCTCCGAAGTCCAAGGAACGCACATAACTGGCTCAATCACATCTGGGACTACATCACTAACCGTTGCCAGTGGATCTGGTATTTCAAATGGTGATTATGTGGTCGGTGAGGGCATTGCACCAGGCACTACGGTTTCATCCGGTGGTGGCACAACAAACCTCACGTTATCTGCAAATGCTGACGCAACACTGAGCAGTGACCCTGTTTCTTTTTACACTGCCAACAAAGCACTCAGTCCAGGTATTGTAGCAGGTCAACTATGCCGAGCATGGGTGAATTTTGATGGAACGGGAACAGATGGAATCCGTGCCTCTTACAATGTCTCAAGCATCTCCGAACACACGGGATCAGGAGACTATACCATAAATTTTACGACTGCGATGCCTGATGCAAATTATTGTTTTGTTGGTTCTGGAGGTAAATTAACAACAAACTCTACTTCTGATATTAGTGTTTCAAGAGTAAATGAATCTGTTTTTAATATTAGAGTTGAAACCGTGAGAGGTAGTTCTAATGTTAAAACCGATTTTGAATGTATTAATATTTCCATCTTCCGCTAACCCCAACTAGGCCGAGCAATGCCAGCAGAACCAAACACAATGATTCAATTAGTCCAAGATTTAGGTTTTGGCATGGCTTCTCTCACCTTCAGCGGTTGGTTGATCGTGTTTCTTTTAAGAGGTTTTGAAAAAGAGAGAAATATTTGGCTAACTAAGGACTCTGAAAGCGATATTCGTGTTTCAGAACTTTTGCGCGAAAATTCCCAATTGCAGCAAGCCACTACTGAAAAGCTTGCGAACCTTCAGGCCGCGCAGTCTCAGCAACTTTTAGCAGTTCATGAAAAGCTCAACACAACGCTTACTAACATGACCGTTGCGATCAGTGAACTAAGTCAAAAAATGGATAATTTAAAAAAATGAAAAAGTTTCTCACAGGCTTGGCTTTGCTGTTCTCAACGTCAGCTTACGCATTGCCTGTTGAGTATAAAACTTTGCACTTAGTCAGTTGGGCTTATCAGTGTTCACTTAGACTAGCACCGACTTATCAAATGCAAGGCATGACCAGTAATCTAGCCATGCAATCCGCCATTCAGCTTTGCAGTTGCGTCATTGACCATTATCGGGAAAATCACCGATACGTTGATCTCCAGTTAATGCCTTTGCCTCAACGCGAAGCATTTGGCGAAATGTATTCTCAAGAATGTGTGGAATACCCAGAAAAGGAGACTTGATGGAATTCATTGACCACTCAGAGCATTTTTCGAGAGACGAGTTAAAGTGCAAGTTTACTGGTGAATGTGGCATGTCCGAAGTCTTTTTGACGAAGTTGGAAACCTTGCGGCAGCACTACGGCAAGCCAATCAGACTGACTTCAGCCTATCGGTCTGTGGAGCATCCGGTTGAAAGAGCGAAAAACAAAAACGGATCAAAGCCAAGCGGTTATCATGTGCTAGGGCGAGCAGTGGACATAGCCTGCTGGAATGGTGACGGTGCGCGACTTCTTCAGATTGCTATTCAAATGAATTTATTTGGTGGCTATGGCTTCTCATTCACCGGAAGCAATCGCTTCCTGCATTTAGATGATAGGGAAGATTTAATGATCTGGAGTTATTAAATGGAAATCTTTTTTCAATACTTCAATTCTGCTGTAGAATCCGGTGGCGTTGAGCTAATCTTGACAGCAGTAGGGTTGCCAATGGCAGCGGCAGGTGTGGGCGTTTATCGAAAAGTCAGGAAGACAAAGAAGCTAAAAGAGGCAATCACTGGCGGATAGGCAAAACCGCCACTTAACGGAGGTGTCACAAATCGGCTGGAAGTGGCTCCCCAAGCTGGACTCGAACCAGCGACCCAATGATTAACAGTCACCTTAGTTCTTTCGGCTATAGGCTAGATGAATGCTGGGCTTGCGGCTTTCGGTTTTTTTCTTTGAAACAGTGTTTTGTGGCGAGTTTCCTAGTTTATTGACGAGATCGACTTGCTGCAAATGGTCACTATTTAAATAAGACATGGTTGTTTGAATCGACTGATGGCGCAATAGTTTTTGAACCTGAACAGGATTTGAACTTTCACCAGATAATAGTTCAGTCGCAACTGTACTTCTAAACGAGTGCAACGGTTTTGCGTTTTCAATGCCCACCTTCTGCAAAGCCTTTCGCATACTCTTCGTCAAATCCCCAAGCGAACTATAAAGAGGATTACCTCTGCCATCATCCAGCACATAACGCTCGCCTTTGACTTCTTGGCTTAAAATAAATTCTTTTAAATCTTCAGCAATGGGGACGATTGCGTCTTTCCTGCCTTTGACTTTCCAATCTCGAGTTGAGCGAAGTTCGATTCGGTCTGGGTAAACATTATCCCAACTCAAGGCCAGCAGTTCACCACCTCTCATTCCGGTATAGCGCAAAAACCACCAAGCTCGAAGCAGAACCAGAAACCGTCTTCGTCTGGTTTCCTGCCAACCGTCTTCTAGGTGTTGCCGCAAATCTTCGAGTTGTTGCTGAGAGAAGACAGCAGGCAGCGGCTTGGACGAGCGAACCGATTTGACTTTAATCGCAGCC